GGACTGGCACATTAGGTATAACAGATGAAAGAACAGTGTTCTTGACCAAATTAATTAGTGATCAATTCACTAGTCCTCAGAGAATAACAGATATGATGGTTAATGTGAGTAAAGAAGTAGTTCACCCTAATGAATTAGCATTCTGCATTTACCAAATATCTAGTACAATTGCTAGACAAAAAGCAATGGAGGAAATTGAAAGTTTATTTGCTGATATATAACATGAATTATTCAGAAGAAGAAGTGGTTTCTGAATTGAAGAAGCTATGTCAAGTTAAAACCCGTGCAAGAGCTGAAGTAGATAAAAAATGTTATCTTATTGCTTTACTTTACTATAAGTTTTTTGTAACAGAAGAAGTAATAGGCTCTTACTCTGATATGCATCACAGTACTATTAACTACAGCAAGAAGAAAGTTTGTGATCTTTTTATAACAAAGAACAAAGCTTTTATGGATAATGTAAATGAATTGTATGAGAAATTTCCATATGATTTTACAGCACCTGAATCTACTGCAAGAATAAAAACAAGCAAGATTATCAACTTTAAGTTAGTCTTAAATGAATACAAAAAAGATCAGCTGGCAAGTTACATGAAGCATAAGAAAATAGATGATGAAGTAGAAGCAATGACAAATTTAATGTTTAAGGCATTATCTTTATGGGGAAAATGAAAGAACTCTACATGGAAATTATTCACATGTATGATGGTGAGATTCCAGGTAATCTTACTATAGTAGAAGCTCAAAGAATTGTAGAACAAGAAAAATATGAACAAGATGGCAAAACAAGAAATCAAGAAGGATTACAACACAGTTAATCAAAAGATAGCTGAAAGATTGAGAAGATTTAATGCTCAGGATGATAAACAAAGACCGAGAACAGGTCAAAAGCAAGTGAAAAAAGTTAATAATGAAGAAGGAGATTAACAACTGATCCGGTGTTAGTAGCACCGGATTTTTAAAACCAACATTTATGAAAATTACTGCACTATTTATTGTGATTGCTATTGCAATTACTAGTTTAATGAGCTTAGGGAAAAGCACTGAAACAAAAAGTATTAATGTGAAATCTACTAAGGTAGAAGATACAATCACCAAATCAGTAGATAGCACTTTCTTAACTAAAGAGTTATTGGTCAGCTATTTACTTCACAAAAAAATCCAACATCCTGAAGTTGCTTATGCAATCATCAGACAAGAATCAAATCTATCAAGCAACTTGTTTAAAACAAATAACAACTTGTTTGGTATGAGACATCCTGGTATAAGACCTACTAAAAGCTTAGGAAGCAAGAAAGGTTTTGCACATTTTAAGTCTTGGCAACATAGTGTTGAAGATTACAAATTATACTTAGAATTTGTACAAGGACATCAAATGACAAGAGAGCAATATTTATCTCACTTAGATAGATATTATGCACATCCAGGATACAGTTCTCATTTAAAGAAACACTTTGATGAGTATGCACAATTAACAGATTAATCTAATGAGTTTAGTTACAGAGGTTACCAGAAAGTCTATGCTTATTAGGCCTTCTGGACGCTCAACAGATTTCATAAGTCCTTCATTTGGACACGGTTGCCTTTATCAATGTGCATACTGTGTGACTCCTGAAACTTTAATTGCTACTCCTCATGGAGTAAAAATGGCTGGAGAAATTCAGGAAGGAGATCAAGTAATTTCTTTTTCCCTGGATACCGGGAAAGTTGAAACAGACTTAGTGACTGCAATTGGTCAACGGGATATTGATGAACTTTATGTAATTGAAGTAGATGGACAAAGTGTGACCGTAACTGGAGAGCATCCTTTTTATACAAGGAATAGAGGTTGGGTAGAAGCACAATATCTAACTGAAGATGATGAATTACTTTGTGATATTGATGATTTAGCCCAATAATATTATTAGGATCAAATACATCTATCTCAACAAGTTTACAAAACCATCTTGGTATAATATGATGGTAATCTATATTATCAGTATTATTAGTTAATGCACAGTTTGTAAAGTTTAAATTCTTTTTAAGCTTGTACCAATCATTAGACTGATATTCTATAGCATGTGAAGTTCCATCCAGGTAATTAGGATTTCCGGGGCCTTGATATCTTTGAGATATAATTTGGCCCTGGTTCTTTTTACCAAGTCCTTGGTTAGTACAATGTTTACAGTATCCTTTTCTAGCTTTAGATTTAGGTGACTGTTCACCACAGATTTTACAAAGAATCCATTTAGTATGAGCTGCAGGAAGTGTTTTATCAATAGTGAATAAATGACCTTCAAACTTTTTCATGGTTCTAAAATCTCTATTATAATGCTTACCAGCTTCTTGAAAAGTTCTGAATATAGGTTTAGACTGTTGACTAAACAATTCAGTATAACTTGTTTCACATGTAGAATTACAATAGGTTGTAGACTTTTTTGTAATTTTACCACAATATTTACAGCTCATGGAGTTAGAATTTAAGAAAATTAAAGCTATTACAAAGATAGCAAAACAATCTAAGGTTGTCAACTTTTCTGTACAAAAGAATGAGAATTATTTTGCAAATGGTATTCTTACTCATAATTGTTATATGAAAAGAAATAAACCTACAGGTTTATCTATTGCTAAAAATCATGGAGATATATTAACAGCTATCAGTGATCATGCATGGTTTGCTGATGTGGAAAAACCAAATCAAACACATGAAGAGTATATCACTTATGATATCTCTTGTAATGAAGACTTTGCTTTACATGCTAAATACCATCAGTGGGAGAGAATTTTTGATTTCTTTACATTACATCCAAGAGCTATGGCATCATTTGCTACTAAGTATGTCAATGAAGACTTACTTAAATTCAATCCTCAAGGTAAGGTAAGAATTAGATTCAGTCTTATGCCGGAAGCATTAAGACAAAAGTTAGAACCTAATACAACTCCTATACATGAGAGATTAAATGCTGTAAAAAGATTTCAAGATGCTGGTTATGATGTGCACTTAAACTTCAGTCCGGTGATTGTATGTGATGGTTGGCTATTAGAGTATAAAGAACTATTTGCTGAAGTAAATGCCTCATCCTATCTGTATGATTGGAGACAAGATGTAAAAGCTGAAGTTATATTCCTTACTCACAATGCAGAGAAGCATTTTTATAATCTGCAGAATAATATTCCTGGAGAAAGTTTGCTTTGGAGACCTCTTATTCAAGAGAACAAAGTATCACACTATGGTGGTGAAAACATAAGGTACAACCGTTACTTAAAACCAGGTTATATAACTGAATTTACTCAAGCTTTTTATGGTATATTGCCTTGGATGACAATTAGATACATATTTTAAATTAAAAATTATGAAATTAATTAAACATAAAGAAGGCTATTCTCTATGTATTGAAGAGACTGGTTCTAATAGTAGAGAGTTTATAGCTACTACAGATGGTATGTATGTTAAGCATGGGCTCTCAAAAGAAAACTGTGATGAGATATTTGGAGTAGTTGATGTTAGGAAATTAGCTAGAGAGTATGTTGATAGTCACCCTGATGATTTTCAGTATACATCAGATGAATATTGGAATTCTCAGGTAGACTTTAAAAATGGCTTTAATAAAGCAATGGAGTTGAATAAAGATAAGTTGTTTACTACAACTAATCTAAGAGTTGGTATGATTAATTTACTTTATCTAGAAAAAGAAAAAGATGAGCTATCTGATGTCTTTAAAGAAAGGCAGTTTAAATTTGTAGATGACTTTATACAATCACTACAAGAACCAACAGAAATAGAGGTTGAGATTGAAATGCGTAAAGATTATCTTACATGGAAACAATCTGATATAGAAAAAATGTCTGATTGTTTAGTACCAAAACTTGATGAAAATGGTTGTTTAATACTTAAAAAGAAATAGTATGAAAAATGAAGATTTAGTATTTATAATATTTTATGCTATTTGTAGTTTAATAGTATTTATTTATGGTTTAATTGATGTTATAAAAGGTTATAAAAACAAAGATAAAGAAGATTTTAAAAATGGTTTATTATGGACTCTTATATCTTTTTTACCTGCATCAATGATAATTGTGCCATTTTGTTTAATATTTATATTAATAGCTGCCATTACTCAAATTGGAGATAATCTTATAGATAAAATTTTAAAGAAAAAATAAGATGGAAGATCACTTTGTAAATTATACTCAAGCATTAGTTTTAAAGGAATTAGGGTTTAATGAACCTTGTATTGCAACATATACAGAAGGAACATATGGTAAAAGTAGTGAACTACAATGGTTTCATCAACCTGTTGAAGATGTCAATAGTGATTTTACATTTGTTTCAGCACCACTTAAACAACAAGTCTTCAAGTGGTTTAGAGAGGTGCATAAAATACATGGAAGTTATGGAACAACTAGTGACTCCAGAGAAGAAATAAATGGTTATTGTATTAGTAATTTTATTGATGGTAATAGAAATTATTTACATATTAATTGGGAAGTTGGTACTTATGAAGAAGCAGAATCAGAGTGTATAGATAGGTTAATATCAATCATTAAAGAAAAGAAATCATGAAAGATAGATTAAATCACAACCTTAATCAGGTAATTAAAACAAAAGATGGGGAATTAAAAGTAAGTGATTCACATATTCAATCAAATGCTCATGTAGATTTATGGATCAAGACTCACCCTCAACTTATAGGATTTGACTTAGATTATCTTCCGAAGAATATAAGTCTTACTGCAAGAGAAAAAAGTTCCTCTTATGAATGTGGATTCAATAGAGCTTTGGAATTAGTTAAGTCAGGAATAATTGATATAACTACAGTAAAGGTGAATACTAATTTAGATCCTAGTTTCAGTGGAACTGGAGTTATATTAGAAAGTAATTAATAGGTCATTTAAATTAAAATCATGAAAAATATTTTTATACTCCCAACAACTCAGCCAAGTAGGTTATGGATAGACACTATTACTGGCAAATTAGTTTTAGATAAAGAACCTAATACATTACATAGTCAACACGTCTACATCACATCTGATGAAGAGATTAAAGATGGAGATTGGATGATTAGAGGTAATGAACAACCAACATTAGTTACTCCTAATTTCTTTTGGGATTTTGGGGTTAGATATTATAAAATAATCCTAACAACAGACCCAACTCTAATTACTGATGGTGTTCAAGCTATTGATGATGAGTTCTTGGAATGGCTTGTTAAGAATCCAAGTTGTGAGTTTGTTGAAGTTAATAAAAAACTTGTCGAATTTCCCCTAACATTTAAGATGATGTACAAAATCACCATACCACAAGAAACATTAGAAGAGCAAATGTATAGAGCATCATTTGAAAATGAATCACCTTTATGGCATGATGGTTTTATAGCAGGCGGTAAATACATGACTGAAAGAATGTATAGTGAGGAAGATTTAAGAAAATCTTTTCATGTTGGTAGATTATATCAAGGTAGAGAAAGTGATACTACTTTTGAAGGATGGTTTGAAGAACAATTTAAAAAGAAATAGTATGGCAGAAATACCAACAGCAGATGAGTTTTTAAATAAAGAATATTATCACATAGTTTTAGACTCTAAAGACACTTGGGTAAATGTAGGTGACATAGAAAGTACAATGGTTGAGTTTGCTAGAATTCACGTAGAAGCTGCATTGAAAGCTGCAAGTGAGAAAGCAAAGGCATCACTTGGTAAAGACTGGATTAGAAAAGAAGAAACAATTCATCCAGGACAATTAGTTGATACCATTATCATTAAAGTTGATAAAGATTCAATCTTAAATAGTTATCCATTAAGTAATATAAAATAGCTATGGAACTTATATATTTTGTAATCATCTCATTGCAATTAGCAGTAGGAATTTGGACTATTAGAAAAAGAATTATTGAGCAAAGCACTCTTATTGAAATGTTCAGACCTCAAAGAGTAATGAAAGGGCATGAGCTGATATTTCTGAAAAGAATAAATAAGCAAGGTGATAGCTCACCTATTCCTTCACATGAAGAAAATAGACACTACTCTGATGATAATTTTCAGATAACTTGCCTATCTATATCTCAAGGCACTTACATTGCTCATGGATTTTCAACTTTTATAGTCAAATTAAAAAAGTAAATAGTATGGAACAAGTTGTTAGTAAAAGATCTAAATATATCTTTCAACACAGAGCTACCAAAGCTAGATTATCATTTGAAGCAGAATCTGATCAAGAAGCCATCATGACTTTAGGAAGATTATGCCAGACTGTTATGGATTGGGATATGAGAAAGTTTAGACTTAGTAAAAACAAAAGAAAGAAACTTAAAAATAAACAAAATGTGGAAAAAGATTAAAAGATTATTTTGTAGACACACATGGGTACCAAGTGTAAATCCTGGGTATCACATATGTATAGATTGTTATAAACATAAAAAGTTAGTATGAAAAAAATTAAAAGAGTTTTTTACAGAATTAAAGATGGTTTAAGATTAATGTTTGGCCTTGACAAACATTATGTACTTATTACTTTAAAAAGAGAAGCATTAGTTGCTTTTCATAAAGGTGAAGATGCTGATATGCAGATTAAGTACAGAAGTATGTTGAGATATCATTTATTTCAGATACTTGGTCAAGCAATGGATAATTTTTCAAAAGAAGAAATTGATTCTGCATTAGAGGAGTATAATTCAATAAAAACTAAGCTGGAAGATGAAAACAATTAAGAGAACAATTATCCCTGTATCTGAGATACCGGTAGAGTTAAGAACCAATCCTTTGATACATGGTTATAAAAAACATGTGTATATTGAGTGTCACATTGATGGTAAAGAAAGTGATGATGACCTAACTAAATGGTTGTTGGAAAAATATCCAACTCTAAAAAGAAAAATTAGTTTTTTAATACATATTGATATATGAAAACAGCAGTAGAATGGTTATTAGAGCATTTAGAGCCTAATATTATGTGGACTGATAAAGCTAAAAAAATAGCTGAACAAGCCAAAGAAATGGAGAAAAAAGATACTGATAATAAAGTAATTCACTTTGCAGAATGGCTAACTAATAAGCATACAACAACATTAATTACATTGTATGCACAGTTTGAAGAAGAACATTATAAAGAAAATTATGAAAGCAACATTTGAATTTGACATGAGTGACCCAGAAGATGAAATGGATCACAAAAGAATGAGTAATGCTCTCGGTATGGCTTTAGTACTATGGGAACTTAAAAACAATGTGAAAAGAAAAATGGAAGATATCATAGATTCTTCTGATATTCAACCGTTATCAGGGCAAGATACATTGGATAAAATGTTTGAGATAATTGATGAATTGATGGAAGATGAGGGTATAAACATTAATAATTTAATACAGTGATTATGGAAAATCCAGGTGCACCAAGCATGTATGAAGTGACAAAAGAATTTCATGAAGGAAATGAAATCATTCCTCATGAAGAAGATGTGAAAAACTATACTGTTGAAAGACATATTATGTTTTATCCAAAAACTGAGAGAGTGAGTTTAAGAGACCTTCAGAAGTTCTTTACTTTAGAAGCTATTGCTTCTTTTATTAAGTATGACTATATAGTCAGAGATTGTACAACTATTAAACCAAACAACAATGCAGACTAAATTAGTTTCAATGACTCAGTCAATGATTGAAGGAGTCAACAGTGGTGAAGAACTTATTGTATATACTGCAAGAGTTAGCAATCCAGAGAATCAGATGAATATGGAAACAGCAGATAAGTTGTTGAAGTATTTGATTAAGCACAAGCACTGGAGTCCATTTGAAATGGTAGATGTTACTATTGAGATTAAGACAAGCAGAGCTATTGCTGCTCAGATACTAAGACATAGATCTTTCTCATTCCAAGAGTTCTCTCAAAGATACTCTGCTGTAGCAGAGATTGAGACTATTCAGTTAAGAGCAGCCGGAGCTACAAATAGACAGTCAAGTCTTGAACCATGTAATCCTACTTTATTTAATTCTCCATTATATGCTGAGGATATAATTAATGAACATTTAGAAAATTCTCAACAACTTTATGAAGAACTAATAAATAAAGGAGTTGCTAAAGAATGTGCGCGGATGGTGTTACCATTAGCTACTGAGACTACTTTATACATGAAAGGTTCAGTAAGATCTTGGATACACTATCTACAGATTAGATGTGATGAGCATACCCAGTTAGAGCACAGAGAAATTGCTTTGAGTATTCTTGATATCTTCAAGGTTGAGTTTCCAAATTTATTTCAAGCAATTACTATCAATGACTAAGTTAGAAGCTATTTTGCTTAAAACTGAACTTAGTGCTAAGCAAGATGTATTACTCAATGTCAGAAAGCACTTCAAATATAGAAGTTCTCACTCAGCTTGTGAGTATGTGGTTAAAGAGATGGAAAAAGTGAATTTAGAAATTCAAAAACTCAATGAACACATAAAAAATAACCCATGAGAAGAATTATAAACTGGATAAGAGATCTGTTTAATCTTATAGTTATCTCAATCATCTATAAAAAAGACTGATATGCCTGACATTTCAATGTGTATTGAATCTAAGTGTCCACTTAGTAAAACATGCTATAGATTTTTAGCACCTCCTAGTAATCCACAGTGGTACAGTAAGTATACTCCAGGAGAAAATTGTGAAAGTTATATTGATATAAATGAAAAAAAAGAGAAAAGAAAACAGCCCAAGTCTTCTTCATAGTATTTGTAATGAACATGCTTTAATATGTGAAAACACAGACAAGAATCTTTATTATCACTGGTTTACACAATTAAGTAAAAGTCCTAGAAGTTTTACATTTAAACCTTTTATGGCTCTAGCTGAAATAAACCTTAATCATTTCATGGGTATAATGGATGATTCTGAAAGAGAAGGTTTGATGAGATTATTTGATACAAATAATTTTAAAGATGATCTTTATATTGCTCTTGCAAGTTTAGAATTTTACAGAACCCAGAGACTTGAACAATTTGGTTTGTTCAAAGATTACAAAGATCACTATGAAGAAGCTGCTCTTAACTATAAAGATAAAATCTTTACAGTTGAAGTAATGTTGTCTTATGTTAAATACTCAACCTAATGTTTACAGGAAAACTAGTTAAGAAAGATGGTAAGCTTACATATGCTCATCCAAAAGATAAGTTAGCTTATGAACTGTTTGTAGAAAAGCTTCCTGAAGGTCAGGAGATAGAAATGTATATTGATCTTGCTAATGCAGATCACAGTAGAGCACAGATTAATAAAGTGCATGCTTGTATCAGAGAGTTAGCCAAAGAATCTGGCTATACTTTTGAGGAAATGAAGAAGATTGTGAAAGAAAGATCTGGTCTTTGCTACACAGACTCACATGGTGAGTATTGTAAATCCTTTGGAGAATGCACCAAAGACCAGCTCATGTTAGCTATTGAAGCTTGTATTGAAATAGGAGTAGAGTTAAATGTTAACCTTCGGTAGGTGCAACATAACCTTCATCACCAGGTTCTAAAACTTCTTTTTCATCATACTGTTTTTGAATTTGAGCTTGGTTTTCAATTTCAGCAAGCAACAATGTTACTGTTTGTAAAGACTTTTGATCATCATCTAAATCTTGATATGCCTTACTAGAAACTTCTTTAACATAATCAGGAGTTCTGTTGTCTTTGGTCATTTTTTCAACAATACTCATTGCTAAATTCTTTACCATTACATAGTAACCTCTATTTACAGGTACTTGAATAAGAGCATCACTTTTTAATTCTTTAACTTTAATCATAGTTGGTTAATTTTTATTAGCAAAAATATTTATTTTATGAGTCAAAACCTAAACATTGAAGAGATAAAAGAAAAGTTTTATCAAAAGCTCATACCTTCTGGTTGGGGTAGAGTATTGAAGTCATTTATATTCAGTGGAGATTTTGAAAAAATCATTTTACAGTTAGTTAAGAGTAGTAATGCCGGGGAAAGATTTACACCAGTATTTAAAGATTTATTCAGAGCATTTGAAGAATGTCCTTATGATCAGTTATGTGTAGTTATTGTTGGTCAAGATCCATATCCAACTATAAACATTGCTGATGGTATTGCTTTTAGCTGTAGTAAAACTAAAATACCACAGGATGTACAACCAAGTTTGAAGTATATGCTGCAAGAAGTAAACAGAACTGTATATGAAGATGAGTATGTTAGTTATGAACCTGATTTAAAAAGATGGTCTAATCAAGGTATATTACTCTTGAATACAGCTCTGACAACTACAGTAGGTAAAATAGGTGTTCATTATAACATCTGGAAACCATTCACTGCATATTTATTTGACTGGTTGAACAATTATAATAATGGTCTTGTGTATATTTACATGGGTAAAAAAGCACAAGAGTGGGATGAATTAGTTTCTTCAGTAGGTAACATAAAGTATTCAACCTTACATCCAGCAAGTGCTGTTTACAGTTCAAACAAGAAATGGGATTCCAAAGGTGTTTTTGTTAAAGTTTCTGAAGATGTATTTAATAATTATGGTAAAAAATTAATATGGTAGAAGTATTCAATAGACTGATACAAGAAGGAATTACTCCAAACAATTTCTATATTCTTACATGCTTGAAAAACAAGATAGTACCTCATAAATTTGTGAGTAAAGAACTGGGTTATAGTGTGTTAAAAGCAGATGACTGGTTGTCAGAAGATTTGCAATTGACATCTAAAAGCCTTATCTTTATGGAAGAAATATCAGGGTATTTCAAAAAAGTCAAGAAGAAAGTTAGCACTGATCTTATGGGAGCTGATTATGTAAATAACATCAAAACTTATGTTGAGTTATTTCCAGATAAGAAGCTGAGTTCTGGTAGATATGCCAGAGTTAATCCAAAGAATCTTGATGGAGCTTTTAAATGGTTTTTTGAAACTTATGATTACACATGGGAAACAATATTGTTAGCAACTGAAAAATATGTATCTGAATATGAAATGAAAAGGTTTGAATATATGAGAACTTCACAATATTTTTTAAGAAAGCAAAATCTTGACAAGTCTTTTGAGTCAGAATTAGCTAATTATTGTGAACTGGTTATTTCTGGAGCAGGAGAAATGCCAAACTATTTTAAGGAAACCATTGTATAGTCATACAATGTAGTTATGTATATCTGTAATTAATCACAAATGAATCATTTATTTAATGGTGCACGGCCTTTATTGCCCGTGACTGAAAGGCAGTCTATTGAAAAAGCTATTCATAAAATAAAAGCTAGAAGACAAGGTCAGGTTAGATCTTTAAGAAGTGCTTGGCCAAAATTTAATGATGCTTTTTGTGATGGATTAGAATGGAGAACTATCACCGTAGTAGGTGCTAGACCGGGAACAGGTAAAACTTTGTTCATGGAACAATTGATAAGTGATATTATTGCTTTCAATAAAGACCAAGAATTTAGAGTTTTGAAGTTCCAGATGGAAATGGTTGATGAAACAAGTGGTGTAAGGAAGCTCAGTTTGAATACAGGAGCAGATTATAACACTTTGATGAGTAAAGGCGGTCAGTTAGTTGATAGAGACATATATGAACAATGTGTGGCTTATTACAACAGTACTAAAGTTAATGACTTTATCAATGTGGTATATGATGCATGTACTGTAGATGAAATGTGTGCTACAATCCATTATGAAATGGAAAAGTACAAGAATGAAGACGGAACATTCCCTAACATGCTAGTTGGCATAGATCACTCTGCTTTGTTTAAAGTAGGAAAAGGACAAAAGGACAAATTTGAAATGCTAGGAAGCTTAGGTGAAGCTCTCACTATGATGAAAAAGAAATATCCTGTAGCATTCATTGTCCTAAGTCAGCTCAATAGAAATATTGATGATCCTAAAAGACAAGAAGAAGGTTCTTATGGTAACTATGTATTGGATTCTGATATTTATGGTTCAGATGCTTTATTACAGCATGCAGATGTTGTTATGGGTATTAACAAACCATCTATTAGAAAAATTAGGTTCTATGGTCCGGACAAGTTCATTATTGAAGATGAAGATATATTAGTATTTCACTTTCTTAAATCAAGAAATGGTACTACAAGAATCAGCTTCTTTAAACTTGACCGTAATGTAATGAGGATTGTGGAAATTCCAACTCCACCAACCGCAACAAAACAAAAATTGAAAATTTAAGTGTATGACAGTTAGAAAAGAAAGAGAAAAAGATTTCTATGCTCAGCATATGAAAACTTTCAAGAAGATTGGGCAAGGGGATCCATTCTTCTTAGTTAAGACAGCATTTTTCCAGAAAGGTAAGTATGGAAGACAAGTGCAGTTCTTTGAATCAGAGTTAGCAAAAGGTGAAGACATTTACATAGAATTCTATGATAATGTTACTGATGCTAATGGTACTATAAAAGATATTAAACCTTTCTATGAAAATAGACAGTTGTTTAAGTATAGATATAATCCATTCTTCAATGAAGAATATGATCTGAAGGAAGGTACCAACTATAAAGGTGATCCATATAAGTTGTTTACTGTTCCTGTGACAGAGTTATTAGCAGTGTTACCTGATGGTACAGAAATTACATATGCTTTGTTTGAGAAAAGAATGGCTGATCAAGAGAAAAAAGGTGCTGATTTAGATATTGATTTACCTAAATTACAAAATTCATTGGTTGAAGATGAGTTTCCTGATTTCACAGCTGATTTAGTACAACCTACTGCACAAGCTGTAGCAATGCTTACACACAAAGATGCATTTGTTAGTGAGATGACTATACAAGATTTTGCTGCAATTATGTGGAAAAAGCCTGTAAGCAACAAACAATGGTTAAATGAATTAATTACAAAAGCATGAGTATAGTACTTCCAACTTCAAAAGTTAAGGCTGGTAGAACTAATCCAAAAAGATTAGTAATTTATTCTAAGCCTAAGACTGGTAAAACTACATGTTATGCTGGACTTGAAGACAATCTGATATTAGATTTAGAGCATGGTGCAGATTTTATTGATGCCTTAAAGGTTCCAATTACAAGTTTGCAGCAGCTTTTAGATACTGGAAAAGCAATCAGAGAAGCAGGTAAGCCTTACAAGTTTATTACCATTGATACTGTTACTGCATTAGAAGAAATGATTCATCCACTTGCGGTAAAATTGTATAAGCAAACTCCTATGGGGAAAAATTTTGATGGAGATAATATAACTACTCTTCCAAATGGTGCAGGTTATTTGTATATTCGCCAAGCTTTTTTCCAAGTGTTAGATTTTGTGGATACATTAGCTGATCATGTAATCTTATCAGGGCATATAAAAGACAAGCAAGTTGATGATAAAGGTGAGCTTGTTATGTCTGCTAATATTGATTTGACAGGTAAAATAAAGTCTCTAATCTGTGCTAATGCTGATGCTATCGGCTATATGTTCAGAAAAGGACCAAAAACTATCTTGTCTTTCAAGACTAATGATGAAGTAACATGTGGTGCAAGACCTGATCATCTTAGAAATAAAGAAATAGTTATTGCTGATTCCACTGAAGGAGAATTAAAAGTCTCTTGGGATGAAGTATATATGTAAAAAGTAAAAGTTTAATAATTAAAAAGTAAAAGAAATGTTAAGTACAACAGATTTAGGAACAGGAACAGGAATGCCAAAAACAATAGCTCCAGGTAATCATGAGTTAAAAATCAATGGTGTTCATTTAGAAGAATTTTCATTCATTCCAGGAGCATATCATTTGATAATTGATGTAGAAACTGCACCAATTGATGATTTTGAAGGTTTTATGATTGATAAAGATGATGCAACTAAAGGGCACCATGCTGGTCAAATTGGTAGAGTAAAAGCATCTCAGTATGCATTTGCAGATGGTGAAACTAAAACAGGTGTTAAAATTCACAGAGACAGATCTATCATGATCTTCTTGAAAAACTTATCTATGTCTTTAGATATCCTTCCTTGGTTTGAAGCTCAAGATAACAAATTTTCTACTATTGAAGATTTTGTTAACAACTTCAATGAGAATGCTCCATTCAAAGATGTTTATTTGAAATGGTGTATTGGTGGTAAAGAGTATATGGGTAAAACTGGTTACTTAAACTATGACATGTATTTACCAAAATCTGCAAATAACAAATTTGCTTTTGGTGCAGCAAACAGCGGTAAAGTACTTGACTATGTTGAAGCAACTCACCTTAAAAAGTTAGCTGTAACTGAGAAGAAAGAGTTTGGTACTGAAGATGATGATTTCTCTTCTGCTCCAACTGTAAGTTCTGATTTCAGCTTAGACTAATCAATAATTAACCTATAGGAAAGGGAGTTAACAGCTCCCTTTTTTATTCTAAAAACAATTGCTATGATTTCTACAAAAAACATAATTACTGATTTGAGGCAAGTTCCTACTGAGTGGATCTTTGAATTTTATGCCAATCTTACAGAGAAATTAGCAGGTCAAGATGTAAAGATACATTCTCTTTTTGTTAAGGAAAACACCCCATCTTTTTGTATTTACTATAATTCTCTCAAGGGTTATAAGTTCAAGGATTTCTCTTCGGGTAAGAATGGTGATGCTATACAATTTGTGGTTGATTTCTTTAATTTATCCAACCGGGGAGCAGCAGCTGCAAAGATAATGGAAGACTATTCAGAGTACATTGCCAATAATGAAGCAGTTATTGTAAATTCTGTACCAGAAAGTAGATATCAAGTATCTGATTATGAGATCAGACACTGGAATAACTTAGATCAGGACTTCTGGACAAGTTACAAGATTTCATCTAAACTGTTGAGTAAGTATAATGTACAACCTCTTAAGTTTTTTACTCTTAGCAAATTGGATAACAATGGTGATTATAAAGAATTGAAGTTTGAAAATCAATATACTTATGGTTATTTCAAGGAAGATGGTACTTTGTATAAAATTTATCAGCCTAAGAATAAAAAGAGCAAGTTCATAAAGATTAAGGATTATATCCAGGGATCAGAACAACTTACTTTTACCTCAAAGTATTTGATCATTACTTCTTCATTAAAGGACATGATGGCTTTTGAAACTCTTGGTATCAAGAATGTTGAATGCATTGCTCCGGATAGTGAGAATAGTTTTATACCCGTAGCTGAAATGCAGAAATTAAAAAGCAGGTATTTCAAGATCATAGTTATTTTTGATAATGATGAAGCAGGTATTGAAGCTGCTAGTAGATATGCTGCAAAATATGAGACTGAATATCTTATATTTCCATTAGCAAAAGATATAGCAGACTCTGTTAAAGAACAAGGTGTAGTAAAAACCAGAGATACAATGTTTCAACTTTTAAAGAATATACTATGAGTCCAGTAAATAATAATGGAATATGGAGCCTACTAAATGAAGATGTTTCAATTACAGAGTTAAAAAAAGAAAACAGAGCTCTTGACATGGAAATGATGGAAATGGCCATGGAAATAAGAAAACTTAAAGATGATTTAGCATTTTTTAAAAGTTTTCATGGTATAAATCACATGCAATGAACTACATAACAAAGTCAACATGAAGATAGATTTTTGGACATATAATGGAAAAGTATTTGGTGAGCTAGATATTCCTGAAGGAGCAATTGGTTTTATTTATCTTATGACAGCTATAATAGATGGTAAGTCTGTTGCTTACATAGGTAAGAAGAACTTCTTTGCTAATATAAAGAGACCATTAGGTAAGAAAGCTCTGGCAGTTACCACTGATAAAAGACTTAAGAAATATACCAGAGTCATCAAGCCTGATTTTCTTAACTACTATAGCTCTAATGCTATATTAAAAAAGGCTCATAAAGAAGGTGTGCATATTAAAAGAGAAATCATTAAAATATGCTACTCAGGTATGGAGCTTACATATCAAGAAACAAAACACCAATTTGTATATGAAGTGTTAGAGAAAGAAGAGTTTCTTAATGGAAACATTCTTGGTCGGTTTTATAAAACAAAATAGTTATGAGTCAAGAAAACAAATTAATTGGGAGTTTATTAAAACTTGCTGATTTGGGTATAACAGCTATAAGAATTTCATATTCTGGAGGTGGTGATGACGGATCAATTGATGAAGTATTAGCTACAAGAGATAATGCAGATGATTTTGAAGATGTATACAGTTTAGATTTTTTTGAAGAAATTGATTCTGAAAATAGAACAATGATTGCTGATTGGTGTGTTGACAAATTACTAAATGAAATTGAAAATTGGTGGGATGATAATGGTGGTTATGGTTATTTATACATTAAAATTCCTTCTGGGGAATATAAAATTGAAAATAATGTGACTTATATAGAAACATATAATCATTCTGGTAAAATTTTAGATGTATAATTATGGCACATCCTTTATTACATGCAAAATCCTCTGTTAAAAAATGGGGGGGTCAAATATCTGACTATCAAGCAATTCATGATTGGTTTGATGAAACTAAAGCTTGGCTTGGTCACAGTAAACATAGAATGTTCCGTCATCACAGTGAAGGTATATTTGAATGTGAAAAAAGATTTGGAGCAAGCTTTAAAAATTCTGATGGTAAAATTGTATATACAAGATATGTTGGAGAACAACATGTAAAGGAAGATTGCTTTGGTTATATACCTAGTGCAAAAGAATGGGTTGAGGCTTTAGAGTCTGGAAAACCAAAAGAGTGGATGCTTAAAACATTAAAAATTGAGGACTGATGGAAAAAGTAAAATTTGAAAAAGAAGAAGTACTGAACTTGATGAATATGATGAAGTCAACTGACAATAGTAATTCTGAATTAGCTTTCCAAATAATTGAAAATAGCTTTTCTAAAGAGAATGAAGGTGAAGTAATATTACTTTACAAGTATTCAGGTAGAACAGCAGGAGAATGGGAGAAGCATGCTCCTAAAGTGTATAATTTTGTTAAAGAACATCTTCAAGGTAATAATAACCTATCTGCTCCAAGAACACTTACTATCATGTCAAACATTAAAGCAAGTAATGGTTCTGTAGAATTATTTATGGAAACATTTACAAATGAGCTTAAAGGTTACATGGAGCAATTAGGATTTGAAACTGAGAAGTTTGAGTTAACAATTAAATTAAAGTGATGGACAAAGTTCAGAGTCTTAGTAAGACAAGCAAAGAGCTTATGTTGAAAGAGCCCTATTATGGCTACTTTCTTATAATGCTCAACAAAGTATGGAGAAAAGATCTTCCGACAGCAGGTGTAAGTAAAAATGGTATCAACCATCAACTAGCAATTAATGAAGATTTTTGGATGTCTTTATCTGAAAATCACAAGCTGGGTTTGATGAAGCATGAGTTACTTCACATTGCTTTTGGACACTTGACTACATACTTTATATTTAGTGACCACAGAATGGCTAATATAGCCATGGATTAACTCCTAGTCCCGCTATATAGCAATATATAGTTGAAAGCTTTAAATTGACGGGAAAATCCTAAAGCTTCATCTACTAAGCATGCACCGTGAGGTAGTATGTGGCTGAACTAATCATTCAGGTATAGTAAAAAAGATAAAGATGTCTAAATGGGTAATCCGCAGCCAAATTTCTTTAAAATGTTTGTGTAATAGAAATTAATTAGTATATTTGTTTTTATGAGACAAAAATTATTAATCACAGATGATATTATACAGCAGTTATATACAACAGGTTTAAGTTGTCAAAAAATTGCAAATGAATTAAATTGCTCAGAAAGTTATATTAACAAAAAACTTAAGAGCTTGAATATTACTAAAAGATCTAATTCTGTTTATAGAAAAAGATCATGGAATGAAAACTTTTTTAATACTATAGACACTGAAGAAAAAGCATATTGGCTTGGTTTTTTATATGCAGATGGTTGTGTACATACTAAACCTAATGGTCAAAAGTTAATTACTTTATGTGTGAAAGATAAAGAAGTGATTGAAAAGTTTATTAAATCTATTAATGGTGATTTTGTAGTTAAAGAATACAATGATGTATATGGTATATATTTAACAAGTGAAATCATGTTCAATGACTTATGTAAACTTGGGTGCATTCCAAGAAAATCTTTAAATCTTGAATTTCCTAATATCAATAATGATTATATAAATCATTTTATAAGAGGTTATTTTGATGGAGATGGTACTGTATTTACATGTAATCCTAAAAATTACAACAATACAAATACTGTTTATAAATCAATTGGTATTGGAATGTGTGGAACATATGAAATGTTAAGTGTTTTATCAAAATATGCTCCAATTAATTTTCCAAAAAAAGATAAAAGAAAACTTAGTAATATTTGGTATTCTTCTACATCTGGTACAAATAAAGCATTAGCTTTTTATAATTATTTATATAATGATGCTACTATTTGGTTAGATAGAAAAAAGAATAAATTTGAAAATTATTTTAAAGAAAGAGGTTCAGAGACTACAATAAGCCACCCTACTGGGGTGAAGGTATAGTCCGATCTGCAGGGAAACTTGCAGCTAACATGAATGATGGAGATCAACCAATATATTGATAGATCTTGGTTGCCTGGTGCTGAATTTGATCATGAACAATTTAAAGCTTTGAAAGAAGCTGTGATTGAAGAGTACAAACAAGCAAAAGAAGCCGGGAAATCAGCAGAAGAACTTGCTGAGATAAATAAAAAGTTACCACCACGTGGTGTACTATTAGAAGATTATCCTGAGTTAAATCTTAATGTAAAAGCTGGTTGTAGATATTACTATGACAAGCTTAAAGAAGCACAAAAGAAGAAAGAAGAAACTGGTAGTTCAGGTTCTGAAGCTTTTGATCAATTGTGTGATCAGATGGATCAAGGGATGGATACTGGTTCTGAACATTCTACATGGGAAGAATTTGAAGGAGTCAGTGAGGCAGAGCAGAAATTAATTGATAAACAACTTCAAAGAATTCTTACTGAAGCCAAAGAACAAACAGTCAAAAAACAAGGTAACATACCTGGTGAGGTAACTGGTCTTATTAAAATAGAAGAAGTTATTCCACCAAAGTTTGATTGGAGAGGTTATATCAGAAGATTTACTGGAGTTAGTACCAAAGTATATACTAAAAAAGTTAGGAGAAAAGAGAATAGAAGATTCACTGATTTTCCTGGACTTAAAATTAAAATGAGACAGCACATGCTGTTGGCTATTGATACATCAGGTTCTGTATGTGATGATGAACTTAAAGAATTTATGAATGAGATTCATCATATTCATAAATCTGGTGTTGATATCACAATTATTCAGTGTGATACTAGTATCAATAGTATTGAGCCCTATAAAGGCAAAAATGAAATTACTGTAAAAGGTAGAGGAGGTACTAGCTTTGAGCCGGTTCTTGACTATTATGCAGCTAATGGAAAGAAGTTTACAAGTCTTGTATATTTTACTGATGGTGAGTGTTATACCCGTCAGAAGCCAAAAGGAAATGTATTGTGGGTTATTTCTGAAAGATCAGAATTAAACACAAGCCTTCCTGGGAAAGTTATTAAGTTAGAGTTATAAAAAATTAAAAATTAAAGTTATGAGTAAGTCAGTTCAATTAAATTTAGATGAGATTAAGGATTTTGTTAAATTCATGGTTAAGAATAATCAACATATCCAAGCACAAGGTAAAGTTCCTGTAGCAATCAATATTGAGGGTGATGCAGGTTTGGGTAAAACTTCATCAGTTAAGCAACTTTCTAAAGAGCTTAACATGGATGTAATTAGATTGAATTTAGCAGAGTTTGAGGAATTAGGTGACTTAGTAGGCTTTCCTGTTAAAGAATTTGAAATACAAAATGCTGAAGGTAAAAAGACATGGATCAATGAGCATCAGATTGATGCTGCAATGAAGAAAGGTTACAAGGTAACAGACAAGAGAATGTCACATGCTGCTCCAGATTGGATTCAAGGTAAAGGAGAAGGTGGTTTCTTGATTCTTGATGACTATACCAGAGCTGACCATAGATTCATGCAAGCTACCATGACTCTTATTGATGAGCAAGCTTATGCTTCTTGGAAATTACCTAAGAACTGGCATATTTTATTGACTACCAATCCAGACAATGGTGATTACAATGTTACTTCTTTAGATATTGCTCAGAGAACAAGATTTATCTCAACTGAAGTTAAGTTTGATGTAAATGTTTGGGCAAGATGGGCAGAGCAAGTTAATATTGATGGTAGATGTATCAACTTCTTATTAATGCATCCTGAATTAGTATCACAAAGTGTAAATCCAAGAGCAATTACAACTTTCTTTAACTCAATTAGTTCTATTGATGATTTTGGAAAAAATTTACCAATAATTCAAATGATTGGTGAAGGTTCTGTAGGTCCTGAGTTTGCATCTATGTTTACTATGTTTATCAATAATAAGCTTGATAAAATTATTAGCCCTGAGACTATCCTAACTAAGGATGAGACATATGTTTTAGGAGCATTGAAAAGTGCAATTGGTGAAGATGATGATTTCCGTGCTGATATTGCAAGTGTTATTTCAACAAGACTTGTGAATTATTCATTGACTTTTGCTGAGAAAAATCCAATTGGCAAAGATATGGTTCAAAGAATAGGCAAACTTGTTACTGATTGTGAGTCTTTTACATCTGATTTAAAATATTACATGATCAAAGAGATTGTCAATGGTAATAAAAATAAATTTGGTGTATTGATGCAAAATCCTGAAATAGTAAGAATGGCAGTAAAATAGTTAATTTTTTAAAAGTATAGGTTGTCTGGAAACATCATTAATTTGTATATTTGTAAAAAATATATGATATGGAAATGATAACTTGTACAACATGTAAATTAACAAAAGAAACTGTTTATTTTTATAAGTCCAAAAGGCATAAATTAGGTTATACACCAACTTGTAAATCTTGTGAATCTGCAAGAAAGATAAAAGCTTATGATCCTTTAAAAAGAAAAGATGATTATATAAAAAATAAAGATAATTATTTAGTAAGATCTAGAAAATACAATGATGCAAATAAAGAAGCTATTCAAAAAAAAAGAAAAGAATATTACAATAATAACAAACTGTTATTTCTTGAAAATTCTTGGAAAAAAAGAGGCATTTTAAACAAAAAATCTGAATTTTTTAAAAAGGAAGATTTTGATGAATTGTTTGAAAAAGCTGGTAAATGTTGTGAAATATGCAAAACAACTACACCAAATCATATAAAAGGTTTTTTTGTAGATCATTGTCATACAACAGGTTTTGCCAGAGGTATTATTTGTGGTCATTGTAATACAGGATTAGGAGGATTTAAAGATGATATAGCCAATTTAAAAAATGCTATAGTTTATCTTAACAAGATTGTGAAAATGGCTGTGAAATAAATCACAGGTGAGCAGTTTCACATAAAACACAATTAACTATTATTAACCAAGATAGGGGGTGATTACATCCCCTATTTTATTTTTTAAAAGATTATGATAAATATATTATATTTTGATTTATATGGGGATGACAGAGACCCAAGAAATAGCAAATGGAGTAGTTTTGACTTAAGAGGTATTTCACTTGAAAGTGTTTCTGATGAGTCTGACTTTTTCAAGATTAGTAAAGATCCATATACACCAGCAAAAGGAGATAAGTATTATTTTCTTGACAAAGTGAACATTCCTAGAGTAAAATTGAAAGAATTTCATGATGAAAATGGTACTAGAACAGTAAGAGATCTTACTCAAGCAACACATGTTTTTATTGGTGATAAAACTGAAGAACTTTATGTTGAAAGAGCTTATAGATATTCTATGCCTACAAATTTGTTTAAAAAGTTTGTTGAGTT